TTCTTTTACTAATTTTGCAGTAAGTGAGCCAAGTTTAGATTGTTTTTTTAGGTCTTTAAAAGACATTTGGATACCTCGGATAAATTGGATATTTTAGATAATTGGATTATAGCAGATTAATAATCAAGTGTCAATAGACTTCTTAAGATTCTCAATGGTATTTGACATACCAGAGAATAACAACAACATATCAGTTCCCTCTGGAAATCCCATAAGTTCAACTGATTTTTGTAAATGATTCTTAAGGTCAACCGCTTCTGGATCGTCAGAAAGACTAATGCGAGTGTACATTACTTTTTGTCTTTCTAATAATTCAGTAAGTCTCTCAATGTGATCAACTTTATCATCACGACTAAAAGTTCCAAACTTCATTGCATTTTCGTATATCGACATTTGCAATTCGTTTATCTCTTGTAGTTCTTCACGAACTATATCAGAATTAAAAAATTCACTCATTTACGATTTCCCGTAGTATTTTTTTAAAGTTGAATACATTAATATTTAGGAAAGGTTTATACTTCCTTATTTTTAAACTGACGGTTTCCCATACGGGATCAAGTAGTTTCTCATCAAATTTCTCTGAAAATGAAAATATAATATCAAATATTACAAATGTTTCCAGAGTAATATCTCCACCTAAAAATTTTTTTAATATTATGGGGTGTCCTCTACCACACTCAAACAATTCATCTAATTTATGATTGTCAAATAATTTTATAGATTCTTCTTTAAATATATAAGAGACACTCTGTTGTCTCCTTGTCCAATCCGCATAAGTTCTTTCACCAGAATTAATTATCTCACCTATCCATAGATTTTTCGGATTATCTGTGGTTACGAAATTTGCAAGTAAAAAATCAACGATTTGTTCATCAGAATATTTTCTTGATGTTTTCTCAAACCAATACTTATCTTTTCTTTTATTAAAAGATGCCATGGTTGCACGAGATTTACCACCATATCTAAAAAAATCATACTTACGGTTTGTAAAATGACTTTTCATTGATAGATATGACTGGTAGGTTTCAAATGGTGTCACTTTCATCAACTTCTTCCATGTTACCAAGTTCTTCAATTGCATCAACGGGAACTTCTACTTCCCCAATGCGATACCAGTGTTGATCAACACCGATGCTATCAGCTCTTACTCCAAGATACTCTAGATCTCGAAATGTATGTTCACGCAACATCGCCTGTAAACGATAGTGCATTAATTCAGATTGTTTGGGCATTATAAAGGTAATTTTGCTCTTGATGTAGGTTTCATAAAATTAAGACGGGTCGCATCCCATTTTAATCTTTCTTTTAAAGGTTTGGATATTAACTTCGACACTGATTCTACCTCAATATTGTTAGTTTCGCAATAGTAACAGATTGCATCAATGTAATTAAAATCTTCTTCTTCGGCAACAATCTTTTCAATTTCGATTGCAAATTTTGATGGAGTCAAGAATTTATTCTCGATTGCCTGTTCTAATTCTTTATTTGGTTCCATAGAGTTCCAGTTTATCTTGAATAAATTTGTTAATGTATTCTCCGAGGAGTTTGATGTACTTTGCTTTGT